TTGATAAGACTTTTACTCTAGGGTCATACTGGGATAGCAGAAGCTCCGATCCTGCAGGGACAAGCACATCTGGCACCCCCGCACTAAGCAACTCTGTAAGTGGCAGAACTTATGCGGCGGGTGTTTTGCGTTTGAACGCTGGTTGTGTAGACCAAGCACTGCCTACCGTTGAAAACAGAGTGTACAGAATTACTGCAAGGATTGCGTCTGGCACTATCTCATCAACGTCAGAAACACTAAACGTGTTTGCAGGTTCTAGCAGTGATAAGGACTCTGATCTATCAACCACGTTTACTATAGACAATGTTGGTAACGGTGAGATTAAAACAGCTACATTTACTGCATCTACGCAGCAAACTTTTATTAGTCTTAGTAACACTGCATCAACAAATTTAGACATAGACTTTATTGAGATGTTTGAGGACGATGCATCTGCAAGAACATTAGAGTATAAATCAATTGATGAATACCATGAGGGTAGAGGTCGCTACCATACATCATACAGAGAGAATGAGTTCTTAGCTCTTAACTCACCCGATGATGGGTTCACCACTCCTCAGTGTGTATACCGTGTTAAAAATGACAACGCCTTTGGTGTCACACCCATACCTGAAAATACGCAGTATGACGTTGAGTTTGATTTTTATGACTCGTCTCCAGAACTAACTGTGTTTACAGACACACCAAAGATACCAACGCGATATCATGATGTAATTGTGGCGCGTGTAAAATACTTTGTACACATACTGCGAGGCAATGATCAGGCAGCGCAGTTTGCATTCCGTGACTATGAGAACGGTGTGCGAAGAATGCGTACTGAGCTAACAAATCAAAAAGACTACATGAGAGCCGTTTAATGCCAATACAAGCTTTTCCTGTAAACTGCGATGGTGGACTTGTCCTAGACAAAAGTGTGTTTGTTGCAAAACCGGGAGAGGCTGTCACTCTGCAAAACTATGAGCCATCTGTTACAGGAGGATACTCTAAAATATTAGGGTTTACTAAGTTTGATGAAAATCAGATGTCAGGGTCTGGTGGCATACTAGGTGTGGCTATATTCCAAGATAAAGTTGTTGCAGCGCGAGGTGCAAATGTTGCAACAAGTTCAGGCTCTGGATGGACAAACTTTGTAACTAATCGCACTAGTGCAGAGCGGTACACCTTTACAGTATATAACTGGACAGGCACTGAAAAGATTGCGATGGCAGATGGAGTCAACGACGCAGCTATCTTTGACGGCAGCACATACACAGCGTTGACCGGAGGTGCAGGTTCAGGTTCAGGCACAAAACCCACAGCACCTGAAGTTGTTATAGAGCATAAGAACCATTTGTTTTTTGCTGGTATGACAAATAACAGGCAGTTACTACAGTTTAGTGCGCCATATAGTGAAAACGACTTTAGTGCCGCATCAGGTGCAGGTCAGATATCTATAGGAGATGAAATTGTTGGATTAGCTAGATTTAGAGAAACTTTAGTTATCTTCTGTAAAGACAGTATCTTTAGGTTAGCAGGGTCAAGTGTTTCTGATTTTGTTCTCCAACCTGTTACCAGAAACATAGGATGTCTGTCTCGATTTAGCATACAAGAGATAGGAGGTGATCTTATCTACCTTGCACCTGATGGGCTAAGAACTGTTGCGGGTACTGAAAAGATTGGAGACACAGAACTCGGAACAATTTCTAAACAGGTGCAGTCAAGGTTGAACGAATTATCTGCAGACCAACTCTCTAACGTATCGTCTCATGTAATAAGACGTAAGAGCCAGTATAGACTATACTATCCAACTACCTCTGGCACAGAGGCAAACTCCACGGGGCTAATGGCTGTTCTAAAGAGAAGCACAGACACGGGGCAGATTGGATGGGAATATGCAGATTTAAAAGGTATAAAGCCCAAGTCTGCTACTCACGGCGACATATCGGACGACGAGTTAGTTTTACACGGAGACTTTGATGGGGGCTACGTGTACAAACAAGAATCTGGTAGCACATTTGATAGCACTAACATTGCCTGTATTTATAGAACCATTGATTACAATATGGGTGACGTAGGCATACGTAAAAATATGCAAAGAGTTGTTATAAACTATATCGGCACAGGCACAGTGTCTTCTGTAGACATGAACCTTGAATACGACTACGGAGACATATTATTGCCAAGCCCTGCTTTGTACGACTTGTTAGACCCAGAAGGGTCAGCGTTTTATGGCAGTGCCATCATGGGTACAGCAGAATATGACGCTGCAGTGTACACACCGCTTTATAGACAATCTGTAGAAGGTTCTGGATTTGCAATAGCCTTAAAGTTTACAGATACAAGCACTAACCCTACATACACACTAAAAGGGTTTTCACTAGAATTTACACCGGGAGGTAGAATGTAATGGGTACAGGGTATACTAAAACTGACCCCACTAATTTTGTAGACGGAGAAACTATTCAAGCTTCTGACTTTACTACAGAATTTAACGCAATTGATGGTGCGTTTACAACGTCAGGCCACCAACACGATGGGACTGATGGAGAGGGTGGGGCAATAGAAAAGCTTCTTAGTAATGCTATAACATTTGGCACTGGGGCCGACACAGATATAGCCATAACCTTCAACGCTAATACATCAGACGGTGTGTTAACGTGGATGGAAGATGAAGATTACTTTCAGTTCTCTGATGACATTCTGCTAACCACCACAGAAAAGATACAGTTTGGAGATACTGCAAGCTTTATTCAACAAAGCTCTGACGGTGTTCTGCGTATTGACGGCGAAGCAACGATAGATATGAATGCCTCTACTGCAGTTACAGTTAGCAATGATCTCAAGCTAGATAGTGACAGTGCAGTTCTTGGCTTTGGTTCTGATAATGATATTACTCTTACTCATGCAGCGGATACTAGTCTAACTCTTGGCGGTGCAGGAGGGACTACAGGATTAGTCATAAACAACACAGCCACTGATGGAGACCCCTTCCTATCCTTTGCACTGTCTGGCACACAGACATTTACAATGGGTATAGATGATGGAGACAGTGACAAGTTTAAGATTGGCACCAGTGCCATAGGAACTAGCACCGCCCTTACACTAGACTCTTCAGGCAACCTTGTCATTTCTGGTGATCTAACCGTCACTGGTGATGATATCACTATGGGAACAAACACTTCAGGTAATCTACTTATCGCAGACGGCACAAATTTTAATTCTGTAGCCGTAGGCTCTCTGTCTGAAATATCAACCGCAGCAGACGATGATGTTCTGCTTGCTGTTGATACGTCTGGAGGTGGCCTAAAGAAAATTACAAAATCTACTCTTGTTGCTGGTCTTGCTACATCATCAGGCATAAGTAATATTGTTGAAGATACTTCGCCACAACTGGGCGCTAATCTAGATACTAATTCTCACAACATTCTTATTGATGATGCACATTTTATTGCAGATGAAAACGGTAATGAACAGATTATTTTTCAAACCACTTCTTCTGCGGTCAATCAGTTTGACGTAACAAACGCGGCCACAGGCAATGCACCGAAACTATCTGCAACTGGTGACGACTCAAACATTGACCTTGAGTTAGAAGCAAAAGGCACAGGGCATCTCACAGTACGGGGCAACACTAATTCTGGTGCTATACAGTTTAACTGTGAAAACAACACCCACGGTCAGATTGTCATAGCCCAACCTCACTCTGCAGGAGTGACGAACACCTTAACTCTACCTGCAGGTTCTAGCTCAACTTTAGTATCCCTAGTGTCAACAGACACACTAACAAATAAAACACTGACAACTCCCGTAATCAGTGCGGGTGCTGATATTAAAAATGGTGCAACCAGTGCTGGTTTTGTAAAGTTTTTTGAAGACAGTGACAACGGCACAAACGCTGTCACTCTCATTGGACCCGCATCTACTGCAGACGTTACAGTAACTCTGCCCTCTAGCGCCGGAACACTGGCACTTACAGGAACTAGTGTCACTGTACCTGATGACGGAACGGTTGGTTCTGCCTCTGCAACTGACGCAATGACCATATCCTCTGCAGGTATCGTTACCTTCAAAGACGATATCATCATTAAAGATGCTGGCACTATTGGTTCTGCATCAGACACAGATGCCATGTCAATCTCCTCTGGCGGCGTAGTTAACTTTACACAAGCTCCTACAGTTTCAAGCGCAGCTATTAAGACGGCAGGTAAAGAAACTATCTTTGTCCCTGCAGCGGCTATGAGTCCAACTGCATCAAATGGGTGTGCAGCGTTGGCTACAGCGGAGACAACTTCTGGTCGTCCTGACATGAATGTTTTGGACTTTGATGCCTCATCGGATGAACACGCTCAGTTTCAAGTTGCATTTCCAAAAAGCTGGAATGAAGGAACGGTTACTTTTCAAGCGTTTTGGACTACTGCTGCAACAGATACAGATGGTGTTGCTTGGGGTCTGCAAGGCGTAGCAGTCTCTGATAATGATACTATTGACGTTGCATATGGCACTGCAGTGGTTGTGACAGATGACGCTCTAGGCGCTGCAGAAGACCTCTGTGTAACTTCAGAGAGCGGGGCGATAACGATTGCAGGAAGCCCTGCCGCTGGAGATATGTGTTTCTTTAGAATATTTAGAGATGTTTCTGACGCTAACGACGACATGGCAGAGGATGCACGACTAATTGGTATAAAACTATTCTTTACAACTGATGCAGCTAACGACGCTTGATTGGAGTAGCAGATGAGTTTTGGGTATCAAATTTTAGGATTTGGCTCTAGTGCTGCTTCAAGAGAGTTAGTTTTAGATGTTACATCAAATACTACAGATGTTAATGTTCTTACTCTAGCAACAGCAGCCGGGTACAACGCTTCTACAGATACTACGCCTATAGTATTAAATATTACTTCTGGAGTGGACGTGGTTGGTTCGTCAGGTGATCCGGGAATTATTACCGGAGCATTGAATGCTGCATCTCCTTTAACTATCAATGTTGCATCTGGCGCAAGTGTTTGTGGGTTTGATGGAGCGCAAGGTAGCAATGGAGGAACTAATTCTGCTGGCAGTGCAGGTGGTGATCCT